CGTCGATCGGCAAAGAGATTGACGACTGGACCCCAAGAGTTGGCGACCCAGATCCAATAAAATTGTTCGTTAAAGATGAGCCGCACAAGAACTCTAAGATAGCTGAAAAGCGTTTTAGATTGATCTCGTGCCTCTCTCTTGAGGATCAATGTTTGGATCGGTGGCTTTTCTTGGATTGGGTTGAGACACAGTTGCAACACTGCATGGAAATTCCATCCAAGACCGGTTGGTCACCGCTGCCCAACGGTTTTCGAGACTACCTTCTAGAAATGGAAGGTCATGGTCTGGCAACCGATTGTAGCGCGTTCGACTGGACTTGGAAGCCCTGGATGGTTTCTGAGGTATTGAAGTGCAAGCTGGCACAATGCCGCTCGCGCTCTGTTAGTCATTTGACGTTGTATAAAAGGGTTGTGTACCTGAGATTTTCTCAAGTCTTGGGTCCGCACACCCTCATTACATTACCAAATGGCGAGAAATACCGACAGGACTTCTGGGGTTTCATGAAGAGTGGATGGTTACTTACCATTTCTCTTAATGGGGATTGCCAGGTAGTTTGCAATGCGTTGGCTTGGATCAGGTATTGGGGTAAACAACATCTACCCCCTCCGCCATTTCCACCCATTTGGGTGATGGGCGATGATGTCCGTCTCCGGCTACCGCCGGAATTTAACATCCCGGACTTCGTGGAGCAGCTGTCTACCACCGGACTGCGAATTAAGGAATGGAGCCTTCGGAATGAATTTGCAGGTTTTAGTTTCTCCGGCTCGCTCGGCAGAGCGACCATAGAACCTCTTTACCCTACCAAACACAAATTCATTTTAGCTTACACCGGCCCAGACCAAATTCGTGATTCGCTGGTACAGATGTCAATGCTTTACGCTCTTTCAGAGTCGAACTGGTTAGATCCTCTGAAGGAGGAGTATGTGCCATACTCCTCAGAAGTGTTTAAAGCATGGGCATATGGGCTGCCCTGCGCAAAGCTTAGAGCTAACAGATCCATTTGGACCTGGGAGTTCTAAGCCTCAGGCCATTCTCGGGGGGAGAAGGGGTCGTGGTTAAAAGACACCATTGTAAAAGAACTTGCCGGAAGGAAAACCGTGATAAAACCCAGCCCCGTTATA